ATGTTAAATTATTTTTTAGCTAATAGAGATAATATAAATGTGGATATTGTATGTCGGAAACTTGAAAATCTAAAAAGGAGAATTTTTGAGGGAGATTACTCTGAGTCGTATAGAGAATTTAACGAATGCAAAGAACTTTTCAACATAATAAAGGGGACTGCAATTGAAAAACAAGAGGAAAAATTAGCTAATTCACAATTAGTCTTTAAAAAATATTTTCTTATTTTTTGTAGCCTTTCTTCTTACTTTAGCTTACTAAAAGAACATCACTATAAACAATCCTGGAATGTTTTACAAGATTGTCTGGATAATTTGAAATTTGTGGGTAGACATGTTGCCATTGGCGCTCGAAAAGAAATACCTGAGATTTATGATTTATTGGAGTGTTATGAAAAACTGTACCCATATAATGTTTTTGCTAGTAGCGAATATGTCATTAGTAAATCTCATTGTAGTATTTGCGGAAAATCAATGCAGAGTTTATCTTGTCCACATATTAAGGGAAATTTATATTGGGGAGAAATTGCTGTTGAAGTTATCGATGAGATACAAAATTTTCAAGCAACTTGTTTAGTAAGCCATCCAGAGGATAAAAGATGTATAATTGAGTTGTCAGATGATAAACGTCCGGAATCTGAAAAGTTTTTTAAGCTAGATCAGTTCATTGGGCTAAATTTGCCTTTTTTACAAGAATTTTCAGTTACATCAGAAATCGAGACAAGACAGCGTACAGATATTGTTAAAGTTGGAAGGAATGACCTTTGTTCATGCGGTAGTGGAAAAAAGTTCAAGAAGTGCTGTGGAAGAAACCTATATTATCAACACGAACGAAATATTGTTAAACCAGGTAAAAAGATAAGTTTTGAATATTAACGAAATTCCTCCAGACCATCGTGGTCGAGAGGGTTTAGTGTGTCTATATCTATTAACTTTCAATATCAATATTGAGCCCGGATTTGAGTTCCACTGTGAAGTGGTCTTCCCAGACGGTTATCTGTTTGAGCCAGCGTTTAACCATGGTTTCATCAAATTCAGCAAGGTCGGTACGCTGCTGCTTGATGAAATCCTGAAGGTCGGTGATTCTTGCAATCTGTGCGTCTCTGGCGGCGGTGTCAACGGTGCACTGCTGGCGCTGTTCACGGAGCTTGAAAATCTGCTTGGCAATCTCATCATAGGCTTCCTTGTTGTTGGCCTTTTTGAGAAGCTCTTTCTGGAGTTCCATCAGTTGCTCGTCAATGCCATCAGTGTTATTCTTCTGAGCTTCTCTGATAACTTTAGCAATGTTCTGCTGCAACTGTGCCTGATAGGTAGATTTGTCGCCAAGGAGCGTGTTTATTGCCTGAACCACCACATTTTCTAATACCGTTTCATTGACTGTCCTTGCATGGCATTCCATTCCTGTCGCCTCAAGTCTGCTCAGACATCGCCAAACTATGGATTTACAACCTCGGTTGTTCCAATGGATTCTGCGGAACATTTCACCGCATTCGCCGCAAATGACAATCTGTGCAAAGCAGTGGTTGCAGCTGTAGGAGCGCTTTTTGCCATTGGCACTGGTTTTGACCACTCGCCTGCGTACCAGCTCTTCCTGCACCCGTAAGAAAATATCCTTCGGAATAATCGCCTCGTGATTATTCTCAACATAATATTGCGGAACAATGCCGTTGTTCTTGACTCTGGTTTTGTTAAGAAAATCTGTGGTGTAGGTCTTTTGCAAAAGTGCATCACCAATATATTTCTCGTTACGGAGAATCTTGTTGATGGTGCTCGTCCACCATTTCTTTTTCCCGGCACCTGTCAAAATACCGTCCTTCTCAAGCCCTTTTGCAATTTTGTCCATAGAACTGCCCTCAAGGTATTCTCTGTAAATACGCTTTACCACCTCAGCCTGCTCCGGATCAATCACAAGGTTACCTTCCCTATCCTTTGTATATCCCAGAAAGTGATTGTGGTTTACCTGCACCTGACCATTCTGATAGCGAAACTGCAAGCCCATTTTCACATTCTGACTAAGTGATTGCGACTCCTGCTGAGCAAGTGACGCCATAATTGTAAGCAAAACCTCTCCCTTTGCGTCCATTGTATTGATGGATTCCTTTTCAAAGAATACCGGTATGTTTTTATCCTTAAGCATTCGTATATACTTTAAGCAATCAAGAGTATTTCTTGCAAAACGGCTGATTGATTTGGTGATTATCATATCAATTTCACCCGCCTTGCAGGCCTCAATCATACGATTAAATTCTTCTCTCTTTTTAGTGTTGGTACCTGAAATACCGTCATCTGCATAAATGCCGGCAAACTCCCATTCAGGATTTTTCTTGATATACTCGGTATAGTGCTCAACCTGAGTTTCATAGCTTGATGCCTGTTCATCGCTGTCAGTACTGACTCGACAATAAGCGGCAACTCTAAGCTTTGGCTTATCCTCCTGCCGTCGTGAGGTATTTCCAACCTGTCGTTTTGCAGGAATAATCATAACATTTCCCATCAAATGTCCCCACTTTCTATCAGACTATATATGTACTCTGCCTGTCTGATTGGATTATCAAAATTTTCAGTTATGCTGCCAAGCCTAAATGCTATTGGTGGCTTTTTTATTTTTTCAGGCTTGTAGCGATTGTTTCTACCTAACCTTGAGGAGCGTTCACTCAATTCCATTTCTGCAGCATTAAAAATTTCATTGTCTATTATTTGCGGATAGAAATCATCGCCAAGGTAGTGCTTGTTTTGCAGCATATTCTTCACTCCACAATGACGCAGGTCAAGTCCTGCCCTCTTTGCCGCATTGACAAGAGAAAGTCCGCTAAGGTAATTCAAATAGACATTGCGAACCTGTTCGGCAGTGCCTTCGTCAACAACAGCCTTTCCGTCAACGATTATATATCCAAATGGCGTGTTCCCCATTAAATCATCTCCTCAAATGTAAGGCCACATCTCAGAACAAATCCTATTTTTTGTCGTGAATAAATCAAAATATGGTCAACAAATAGCTCAAATAAACTCTCATTAAAATCCGTCAGCATTTCACCGCGTTTGCAGTAATTTATCAGGCGCTCGGTTTCATAAACCTTTGTAGTATCACCCGCCACCGTATTATTCAGCGCCTCGATTTCACTTCTAAAATCACGGGCCTGCAAAAGTAATTCGTTGCTTTCCTGCGTGTAGAGTATTTGGTCAATATAGCCTTGTGCCATCAATTTATGCAATGTACTGCGCTGCTCGGCATTCTGGTCAAGTTGTTTTTCAAGATATTGAATACGGAGCAAAGCTTCATCAGCCGTATTGCTTTGCATTGCTGCAAGATATGGCTTGAGAAGCAGTCTGTAACTGAAAATCAGCTTATTAAGCATAGTTACAAACGCAAACTTTAATGCCTCATCTCTTACAAACCGCATTGAGCACCTGTTAGTATCAGACAGGTGAGTATTGCACACCCACGCAACATAGCTGTTATACTTACCCTTATGAATCCTTCTGCGAAAGGTGTTTCCGCACTCACCACAAATAATCTTTTCGGAAAAAGCATATCTCTGCTGATATTTATCACTACCGCTTTCTATTCTTCTTTCTGTTGCCCTTTGTTTAATAAGTGCAGTGGCGGCTTTAAAATCCTCGTGACTTATAATTGCCTCATGATGATTCTGTATTAAGTACCTGTTAAGCTCTCCGTTATTTGTATGACGATTAAAATTACTGTCGGCATAGGTTTTCTGAAAAATACAATCACCTGTATATTTTTCATTCGTAAGAATATTGTGCACACTTGTCGATGTCCACCTTCCACCCTTTTGCGTTGGCACCTGTTCAGCGTTCAACTTCTTAGCAATTGAGTACATTCCTTTACCTGAAAGCAGTTCTCTGAATATTCGCTTTACAATATCTGCCTGTTCAGAAACAACTTGCAGTCCACCTGATTCAAGCTTATAACCATAAGGTGCACTGCTTAATCTGTAAGTTCCGTTTTCAAAACGCTTTTTAATTGACCATCTGTTGTTTGATGAAATAGAAGCGGATTCGCCCTCAGCCATTGTGCTGAGAACTGACAGAAAGAGCTCGCTTTCCATAGAACCGGTATTTATATTTTCCTTTTCAAAATATACCGGAATATTCAGGTTGAGAAGTGTTCTCACAATTTCCAGACAATCCATAGTGTTTCTTGAAAAGCGGCTGATTGACTTTGTAATTACAAAATCAATTTTCTTTGCCTTGCAATCAGCTAAAAGCCGCATAAGTTCCGGCCTTTTACTTGCCTTTGTGCCTGTTATGCCCTCATCGTAGTACACACCCGCAAAGCACCAATCATCTCGTGAATTGATGTAGTTTTCATAATGGCTCTTTTGTGCTTCCAAGCTTTCAAGCTGTGCATCAGTCGCCGTTGAAACTCGGCAGTAGGCTGCAACACGCAGTTTATCCTCGGCATTTTTTGCAGGTTGAATTTTGTCAATTTTCGTAACCTTTTTCATGATAACTCACCTCCCATTTCACTTGTATATACATCACTCTAAATGTCACAATTGTCAAGTTGTTTTCGGCATAATCTCGGCTAAAAATGGAGAGAATGTATCACGATTTTTCTTTGTTAATTTGTTGAATTCTTCCAACGAGATAAGTCTTTTTTCAAGCATATCCTTAGCTACCCTCTGCGCCATAAAATAGTTGTAGTCCTGTAAAAGCTCCGCATCTGTCAACGGCTTTGCAGGCATTTTTAAATGTGACTCAACATCTGTTGTCTGCAATACTGTTCTCACTTCATTCTGCATAATACTACCTCCGGTTTTTGGTTATTCACTTTCCACTGGAGATAAACAGAGGTTTTGAGCGAAAAAAAATCCCCATCAAGGAGAAAAAACACCTTGATGGGGATTTGGCTTTGTTAAAATACTGTTCTATTGTCTGTTAAGATAAAATCTCGTTTACTCTTTTCTGAACGGTGTTGTAGTTATAGCCGGCTTTGGTGAGGCGGTTTTTGCGGTCGGCGCCGTTGCCCCATTTACCCTGAATTACTTCTCTTGCAATGGTATCAACTGACTTTTTGCCCGATGACTTTGGCGTGTACACACTCTTTCCGCTTTCATCAAAAACAGAGTAACCGCTGTTTTTGTTGGCACATTTCTTTGCATTTGAAAGGTCATAGAAAGCACCCTTCTGCGACTTTGCGTCCTTCCAACTTTTGCGTACACGATAGAGAGTTTTCTTTGATGTCACAGGTTTTGAACTGCCTAAGCCGAGCTGTGCGTTTACCTCCTTTGCAATCTGTCCGTGAAGATTGTAGAGGTAATCACCCGGGCAGGACTTGTTCGCATAATCCCTGTGAACCGTCATATTGCAGCCGTTAAGGTGATTCATTCTCTCTGACTTGTTTGTTGACCACACAAGCCTTTTGATACCGTTTCTCTTGCAGATGTCAACAAGCAGTTTAATCAAAGACTTGTACGCAGCATCATTTACTCTGTATGGGTGGTAGGTATCTGACGCAACCTCAATGGTAATCGCCCTGTTGTCATTTGACGCAGATGAGGTGCACCAGCTGCGGTCCTTTTCCTCAACATACATTCCGATTCTGCCGTCATAGCCGATACCGTAGTTTGAGCTTGCCTCCTTGTCCCTTGATGCAAAGATTGAGCCGAGAGTTTCAACAGAGCACTGCCCGACTACGCAGTGAATTGAAACTGTATCAATCTTGTGATTGCGATTGATGTTTCTGTTTGGTGAAATTTTTGTGTAGCTAACTAATTTGCTGTTTGTGTATGACATTCAGTCGTCCTCCTTTTCACTTCTGTGGTGTAATTGTGCAAGCACATTTTTAATCTTTTCAGGAATGGGAAGTCCCAGATGTGCTCCGTTTTCAAGCAGTGACAAGCCCTCATTTGAGAGATATAAGAAAATCACTGCCGTTCTCAGCACACTGCCCGTGCCGATAATGTACACATCAAGGAGATTCGCCACTCCCACAAGCAGAAAGATAATCACCTTCCTGCAAATGCCTTTAAAACCAACCTTGCTCGAAAGCTCTCTGTCGGCAAAGGCACACATCATTCCTGTAATGTAGTCGATAACTACAAATGCAATGAGTGCATACAGAAAGCCGTCTGCTCCTCCGAGAAACCACCCGAGTGTTCCTCCAAGTGCGATGAATGCAGTCTGAATGCTGTTCCAAATCTGTTTCATAAATACCTCCTGTGTCTATTTTTTAACCCACTTGCTCCAGCTTGAATTCACCTTTGAACGGATATATACATCAAACGGAGTGTCCCTTGCCGTATATCTCTGTGTCACAAGATTTGTACTGCAAGAAAATACTTCAAGCATACCGAATACAAGTGCCGGATAGTTCATATTCTCCTGCGGTACTCTTCGTCTGAAATAAATACCCTGCATTGTAAGACTGTTAAGGCTGACATCGTCCTCAACAGAGGTCTGTATAATGCCCATAACAGGGTAACCGTTCATATGTATTTCACCCGTCACATCAAGTGCGGATTGTGGGTTTGGATTGTTAATGCCTACCTTCTGCTTGCGTAATGCAACAAGCGGAGTGCCTTGCGGAATGGTAAAGTACAGGTCCGTAACAACAGACTTTTCCATCACATCCCGAATTTCAATATGAAAGCTGTATGACATATTCACATCAAGCTTCATAAGTTGAAGATTTGAGTATGAATAGCTTGTTCCGTTCATTTTCAGCTCATCTAAAATGTTAACAAAATTTCCGTAGTTTGCTTCACTTGTCCTCTTGTATCTGTAACGAAATGATAAAAGGCGGTTGCGGTTTTCTCCGTCAATCGCAAGCGGAGAATATGAGCCGTTGAAGATAAGCTGAATTTCCGACTCAACCTCGTTTGTCCGTCTGAGCGTAATCGTACTGATATTCGGACTGTTGTAGGCAATAACGGTAATTGCCTTTTTTACACTCGTTGTGTATCCTCGTGAATCCGTGACCGTGACCATAACCACCACATCACCGCTTTTGGTGATTGTACCAAGATTCAATTCCTTTGCAGTTGTACTTGATTTGCTCACACCGTTACAGCTTACCGTGTAGCCTGTAATCTTCGATTCATTTCTCGGTTTTGCCGTAAGCGGAGTAACCTTGAGATTTGAATAGTTCTGAATAAACAGCTTTGAGTTGCCCGTAACGGCAGTGGTCTTTAAATTGGTGTCAAGATAGATAAATCCGTTAATTACAGGCCTTGAGCTGTGCGATGTGGTGGTAATCTGACAATTCCTTTCAGAAATGCCTACATAGGTTGAACCCTTGTATGTGGTGACCGTTAGCTTTGCCGTAATGCTTTTGTCCTCATACATTGCCTTGAGAATACCCGTTCTGCTGTCCGTAGGAATGGTAATAATCCTGTTTGCCGTCCCCTTGTTCCACGCAAGTCCCGATATGCCAGTTATCGGAATACCTCGTATGGTAATCGTAATGCTGTGTTTAAGACCTGCGTCATTTACCGTTGTGTTTACTGATACGGTCGGATTTTCCGTATCTATGTAAATCGTGTCAATTCTATTGACAACCGTTGTCTTTGCCATATTGCCTCCTAATCAAGAATTACAATGTTGAGTCCCTGTGAACTGTTTGACATCGGAATCAGCTTTGTTCTGCCGATTGTAAGCTCACCGTCAACTGTGGTTTTCTTCGTCTGAGTTTCGTCCTTGTTTAGGGTGAATATCTTTTCACCGTTGTAGTAGCCAGAAAATTCAGTGTTTGTAATTACTGTTTTCTGCGAGGACTTGCTGTTTGAAACCTCAATGCCTTTGCGGTCAATCTTTACCTCGTTTGTGTATATCTCGTTCGGTGCAGGCGACCAGTGTTGGATAATACTTCCGTCAGTAAGCATAAGGTCACTTACCGTAAGAGATGTGTCACGGCTGTAAATGAACACCGTGATTTCACCGTCCGAAACATCGGGGAGTACAACGGAAAAATCTGTCCAATCAAAGCTGTCCTTTGTGTCAAAAAGATATTCTCTTTTAACTCCGTTGTACTGAACATACATATATGCACTAAGCTGTGAATAGCTTTTCTTTGCTCTGAGTGACAGCACAAAGGATCTGTCGGCAACCGAGTTATACACACTTTGCGACAAGGTGCTTTCCGCACCGAGTACAAAAGCAGAACCCGAAGAGGTATGACTGATTACATCTGTATCGGAAAGTACAGTGACCAATCCCGAATACTCCCAATCATCCGAAAGTCCGTTGAGAGCCGATGAATTAAGAAGATAGTTCTTTCCGCCAGTGGACTGCTCATTGATTTTAAATGAAATGTCCTCTGCGGTCTGCTCAAGTGTTGATGTTCTTTCGGTAATTGCGGAAATATTCTCACTTAGCTTTTCAGTATCCTCCGTTTTTGTGTAGGCACTGAGGTGAACCTCACCGCTTTCCAAATCCCACCATGAAGAATTATCAGCCGAACTGATTACTCCCGCCTTGATGATATTTGCCATAAGCGTTCCGCTTGTGATAAAGTCAGCCACGATTTTTCCGTCAGCCGTAATCGCAGTTTCATACGGGCCGTTGTATCCACTCTTTGAAAAACCTAAGCCACCGACATTCCACCGCCACACATTCCTTGCATCGTACAGATTTTCGTTGTCAAGAATCAAAAGTTCATACGGCTTGCCTGTAACAGAATCCGTGTGCATAACAACAAAGCCACCTTGCTGACCTGAAATCAGCGAAGTGGCATTTTTAATAGCAGTATTCATAAGTAACGGAAAGCTGTCGGTTTCCTTTTTGATTTCATCGGTTGTACTTTTGATTTCTGCAACCGTATTCACAAAGTTTGATTTTGTCGTTCCGAGTGTGATTGATGAATATTTCTCGGCCAGTGCATCATATACGGTTTCAATAACCTTCGTCTTTACCTCAATATTCATATCTGCGTGTCTGACGGTCACTGTGTCGCAGAGGTTCACCTTTTCGAGGAACTGCGAATATTTGGGCTGTTGCCATAGCGGTTCAAACGACACCTTCACCGTGGGAGTTTCGTCACCGAACGGATTCTGTTTGATGTATGACTTCGCCTTTGCTCGAAGTGTGTCCTCGGTAACGGTTTCTCCGTCCTTAAAGAAGGACGAAAAATCCTTGATGAGTGTTTTCTCCCTTGCATATGTTTCCACAATAGGAATTGTGATTTCCGACAGAGTAACCACACTTTCGGTATCTCCGTTTTTAATTACGGCATAGGGAAAAAGGTGAGAATATACAGATGAGAAGTCATTGTCCTGCTCCACATCAGTCAGGTTCTTGCCATATTCAATCACAACGCCGTTGTCTTTGCCACGCTTTGAGTGAAGAATGACATCGAACATATCCCATTCGTATTCACCGCCCCACACATCAAGGACTGAACCTTCCGTACCGCCCAGAACAGCACGAACGCTCATCGGCCTGTCGACTGAAAATGCCCTAGGTGCAGAAAGGTCTGTCCTGCATTTAAAGCCGTGCTTTGATGAAGTATTCGCAAAAATTCTTTCAAGTGCAAGCTGTGGCGAAACCGATTTGCTCTCAAAGCACAACACGCCAATGCCCGACAAATCATATGAAATATGCTGTGCATACACTGTGATGATGCCGTTCATCGGCGTGGTTATTCTGTATATGCGAAACGGCTGTGACCTTGATGTGTCATTCGGCTTAACGAGTATAACCCTCTCGTTTTTAATCCCATCAAACAATGCACCGTGCAGAGGATATTTCATCACACATTCAAACGCACCGTTTCGCTCCTCTGTAACTTTGCAAAAGGTGCAGTCCGACAGCACACCGATTCCGTAGGTGTCAAACTCGGTTTCATCTGCTCTGTATAAAATCGGCATCATAACGAACACCACCTTGGAAATACTGAACCGTCTGTTATGCCACCGCCGAGAATAAACCTGTTTTCGCCCCTTACAAGCAAAGGAAACCCCGTGCCTGTAACCGTATCATTTTTCAGCGTGTTGTCCTTGTAAAAGCACATCTTTTCACTGTCAATCTCAATGAACTCGTCAATATCGTTGAATGTCCATTCGTGTCTGCCGTTTTCGTTATCAATGGTAAGCGTACCCGCACCGTTGCCGTTAAGATGAATAAGCGGTCTGCTCTCAAAACTGTACGGATTCACAAGTACGGTTTCACCCTTTGACGGCAAGGTCACTCTGTAAATATCCTCACTGACCTTCTCGAAAGAATACCATGCGGTTTCGTCACCGAGAAATGTGTAGAGGGCAAACCTTGCATTCTCCTTTTTCCAGTTTTCGTTTACCTTAAGATATATTCTGCTCTTGTCAGCATCTGAATAGCTGTCCCAGTAGCCGTCTGTCCACGAATTTGTATTCAGCACAAACATATTTTTACCACTCGGCACAACAAGGTCTGCCGTCTGATTCCAACGGTTGCTCCAGCCATTTTCCGGCTTTGAACCGTCCATTCTGCAAAAAAATCATATACGGAAAATTCAGCACCACATCAATGCTGTGCGGTAACTCACCGTCAATGTCATATCTAAACGGCTTGCAGTTAAAGCTTACGGTAAACACACCGATTTTGTTGAGTTCATCTTCAATATCAAGCGATGAGTTAAAAAGAGCATATCTGAAAAATCTTTTATCGTAGCTGTCCTTTAGTATGTGATACCTGTCGGGCTGTGCATACAGCCAAGCCTTGATTTTTGTAATGCTGTCTGCAAGCTGTTGACTGTTCTTTGCAGACAGATATACAGAATAGCTCACCTGTGTATTTTCATATCTGCGATTTGGTACAATCAAATCACCATTGCGACCGGGGATTGATACAAAGGAAGAGTCATACTTTGGCGAGGAGTACACATTCTTTCTCTGTATATGAAGCCCCATATCAGATGACCTGATGCCGTTGTATTCAAAATAGTTCAAGCAAACACCAGTCCTTTCCTTTTGGCAAACTGACCTGCAGTTTCCATAATCTCGTTTGTAAGCTGAGAAATATCGTCATTTGAGTAGTTGTTAAAATTTGCAATATTCAGCACAAGCGAAAGACCGCTCTTACCAAAAACAGCAGAATTTGAATTGTCAACCAAGCCTTTAACATTTCCGTCAATGCTGAAATCAGTCGGCAAAGCAGTTTTTATATCATCAGCAAGTGAGTTCATAACACTTGAAACATCACTGCTCATACCCTCGGCGGCACGAACAGCCATATCACCGTTCTTGTCAATAGAGCCGGCAAGACCCTTGACGAGCATTTCGCCAACCCATGCCATTTCCTTTGACGGTGAGTGAATGCCAAAAAAGTCGCAGATGCCGTCCCAGATACCCGAAATCCAACCGCTGACTGAATCCCAGAGCCACGATGCAAGACCGCAGATACCGTCCCACAAGCCTTTTACAATGTTACCGCCAATTTCAACAATCTTGTACATAAGTGAACCAAAGGCCTTTACAATGCCTTCAATAATCTTAGGTACCGCCTTTATAATTTCCTTAATGATAGTCGGCAGATTCTTAACAAGCGAAATCAACAAATCAATACCCGCCTGAATTATTGCCGGAATATTGTCGCTGAGAGCATTAACAATGCCTGAAATGATGTCGGGTATTGCATTCACGATTGTGACGATAATGGTGGGCAGAGCCTTGACAAGTGAAATGAGCAAGTCTATACCTGCCTGAATAATCTGCGGAATTGAATTTATTACCGCATTTATAATCCCGTTGATAATCTGCGGAATAGCCTTAACTATTGCTGTGATAATGTCGGGTAAGGCACTAACAAGAGAGGTCAGCAGCTTAATGCCCGTCTGTATGATTTGCGGTATTGAATTTAAAAGAAATGTAACTATGCCCATAATAATCTGAGGCAGTTTAGATATGAGGTCGGGAAGTGCATCAAGAATACCCTGTGCAAGAGCAGATACAAGCTTAAGTCCTGCGTCAAGAATTGACGGCAAGCTGTCCAGAAGTCCCTGTACAATCGTCATAACCGCATTGACCGTAGTAGGAATTAGTGTAGGCAGTGCATCTGCAAGGCCCTGTACGAGAGTTGCTACGAGCAAGGTTGCCGACTCAATCAGCAAGGGCAGATTTTCAACAATTGCATTTGTAATTGTTAATAAGGCTGACACCGCAACGGGAATCAGCTGTGGCAAAAGCTGAAGCAATCCCTCAAGCACCTGTGCAAACAATTCTGCAAGAGTTTCCAGAACCGTGGGGAGCATTTCACCTGCCGATTCAAGCAGTGTAGTAATTACTGTCGGCAAGGCGGAGATGAGATTTTCCACAATAGGCGAGATGTTTTCAAGCACGGTCTGAAATGCCGTTACAACATTTTCACACAACACATCAAGGTCAGCGTTTGCGTCGCCAAATCCTACCACAAGATTCGTAACTGAGGATTTCAACGCATTAACCGAACCCGAAATTGTACCCTCCGCCTCTTTTGCAGTAGTGCCGGCAATATCCATACTCTCCTGCATAACATGGATTGCATCGACCACATCGGCATATGACGAAATATCGTACTTAATGCCCGATATTTTCTCTGCGTCAGAGAGAAGTCTTTACATTTCCTCTTTAGTACCGCCGTAGCCGAGTTTAAGGTTATCGAGCATTGTGTAATTCTGCTTGGCAAAGCCTTGATACGCATTCTGAATGAGCGACATATCCGTACCCATTTTGTTTGCATTATCTGCCATATCCGTGATTGCCATATCGGCATACTTTACCGACTTGTCCGTATCACCGCCAAGCGACTGAATGAGGCTTGCTGAAAAGCCTGTAACAGTTTTCATATAGTCATTTGCAGAAAGGCCTGCCGTTTTATAGGCATTAGATGCGTAGCTTTGCAGCTTCTGTGATGAACCCTTGAAAAGCGTATCAACACCGCCGACAAGCTGTTCATAGTCGGCATAGGCATTAACTACCTCCTTGCCGAGCTTAACGGCAGTTGCGGCAGCCACAGTAACAACCGCACCCATCGCAACACCCACACCCTTGAGTACCGAACCAAGCTTTGAAAATCTCTCCTTTGACTTATCCGCCTTGTCGCCTGCGTCCTTGATTTCATCGCCCATATCATCGGCACTTTCGGCAGTATCATCAAGCCGACCGTCAACCTTTTCAAGAGATTTTTCTGTACCCTCAATATCCGTCTTTGCCTGTTCAAGTGCAGAATTATTGCTGCCAAGCTCACGCTCCATACTGTTGAGTGATGCCTCGGCATTGTTAAGCTGAATTTGCCAGCTTTGTGTTCTTCTGTCGGTTTCACCAAATGACTCTGATGCATTTGCAAGTGCCTGCCTGAGAGTTTCAATCTTCTGTTTTTGTGCGTCAATCTCCTTATTAAGAACCGTATTTCTTGCAGACAAAGCCTGAACGGAATTGTCATTCTTATCAAACTGCGAGGACACAAGTTTCATCTCAGAGCCAAGCACCTTAAAGCTCTGATTGATTTCAGCAAGCGACTTTTTAAATTCCTTTTCACCCTCAACACCTAGCTTTATTCCCATATTATCAGCCATATATTCACCTCCTTATGGCATAAAAAAAGAGCCTATTGGCTCAAAAGTGTATTAAAAAAGGAGCAACCTTTTGGTTACTCCTTGAAATTATTGTATAGATAAATTGAAATTTGCCATATCATATCTATGAATATTACTCATTCTGAAAAATCTGTAATTTACTATCAGTAGCAAAACTCATACCTATCTGCGATTTCTCTTAATTTTAGAATAATGCCTATCGTTCTTTCGATATATTCATCCCATTTATCTATATTTTCAACCTGCGCTGGTATTTCAACCCTTATCTGAGAAGTAGACGAAATCAAATTAATCTTGTCATAACCTTCTAAAGGAAGTTCTTTAACAATAGAATCAAAATCAGCATTAATTGCATCATAGAAAATAGTCCCAAGCTTATCAAAATGCACTTCAATTTTAATTGCTTTTTTTCTGAATGGTATATTCATATAGTAAGATTTTCCCCATGTTAAAGTAATACAATCTGTACGCCCTAGTCGTGAAAGTGAAAATCCATATTTCTTAGGAAACACACTTTCAAACCTGTTCCAAAATTTAATATTCAATTCTGCATTTTTTGGTAGCTTAACATTGGAATCTCTTTTTATACAATCATCCTTTGTCGCTACTTTTAAGATTACATTTGGGGTATTAAGTAAATCTGAATTTTCATCTGGAGACATTAACAATATCCAAAATTCAAATTTTCTATCTGATGATTGAGCTAATTTTTTTATGTATTCTACTGCATGAAAGTGTTCCTCGTCTATATCTTCTGTAATCCATACAATTGTTGAAACTGAATTCCAAGCTGAATAGGTAAGTATTTCACCTAAATGAATATGATTACTTAAAAAATATTGATTCTCAACAACAATTTTTTCATCATTTTCGTCAATTGCAAGAATATCAACTGGGTATTTTCCTTTGCCATATTCACTAGATTCTTTCACTTCAGTACACGCACTTACAATGTTTCTTCCAATAATATTTCCTACGCAATCTATATTATCAGCAAGCCATTTTGTAAAATTTCTCTCCTCCTGCCAACAAGGAACTTCATTCATTCTTATTCTCTTTGCCATAATTAAGACTCCTAACAATTTCAGTTTTTTAATGGGCTAATTATATCATACCGCTTAATAAATCTCAATCCTTTTCAGAATAATCAAACCCCATAAGGAATAACATCATCAATGCAAGCAACTCGTTTTGGCTTTGCAATGCCGTTATACTGCTTATGGCACTCCCACAAATCAAGCAAAAGTCCAAATGGCATGAGCCACACTTCTTCCTGCGAAAGATTTAGGTGAGCAAGTCCGTAATAAAGAAGTCGGGTGAACAGCTCAGCGTCTGTTACCCGACTTTCGTGTTTTTTGAGGTTTGCTCACTTTCAATGTTTCGCTTTGTGCCTTTCTGCATTGAGTCCATAATTGCATTCTTGTATTCTGCAAGGTCAAACGGTGAGGTCAAAAGTTCAACCTCGTCCTCACAAAGCAAAGGCTTTTTGCTGTCCCGATTTTTCAGGTTGTAAATCATAACGCTCTGGTTTGCAAGCAGAGTGATAAACCAGATGATTTCATCAAGTGCCATTTCAAAGTTCTCACTTTTCATCAGCCTGTCACCGAGATTTTCAAGACCGCCGTATCTTTTGGCAATCTCCTTTGTGGCTCTTGTGGTGAGCAAAAGCTCGTATTCGTTTTCACCGATTTTAATAATACTTCCTCTGTCAGTCATAACGCACCTCCGTATTTATTCAGCATAGGTCGGCTCGTACACCTGAGTGTACCAACCGCTGATTGTATCGCTTGCGACCCCTGTATCGTCCTCTGAAATTTCAGCTTTCCATGGGTGCTTGCCGAGCTTGTCAGCCTTGTTTCTGCGGATAACCGTACCCTCGATTGACGGAGTGGAAAACTCGATGCTTTCGCCCTTTGTGGTAAGATTAGTTGCAGGAATGCCAAACTTCACTCTGTAAAGCCAGAAGTAACGATACTTGCCGTTCGCTTTCTTTGCACGAAAACCGATTGCAACGGGCGGTGCTCCGTCCTCAGATGCGGAAACCAACACCTTGTTTTTGTCGATTGTCGCACCGGTCAAATCCTCTGCAACGGCTGTTCCGATGTTGTCGATACCGAGTGTGAGCGTACCGCTCTGAAATTCCTTTACAACCTCAGATGCACCGTCATCGGCATAAAGTGTTACCTCGGCAAGCTCTACCGAAAGTTCCGCACTCATCGCCTTTGCAAGCGGAATAGGTGTGTCATAGGTTTCGTTTCCGTCAGAGTCCTCCGTGATTTTTGCGTAATACAGCTTATCAAGTCCGATTGTTGCCATAATCTATCTCCTCCAGTTCATAAGTTTTTAATGCGTCAATAGCATAGTGATGATAGCCCGTGTCGCTCTCGTAACCGATATACAGTCTGTCGGTTATTGAAATATCACTCTGAAAAAGAGCGGTCACAAGCTTGTATTTAAGTGCAGAGTAATTACCCTTTGAAAATATAGAAATTCTCACTTCCTGTCTGTCAAAGGTCGGCATATTGTCGCAGTGCATATCAAAGCCGTCTGAAAGCGGAGTGAGAACAATGTATTCGTCAGGTACTTTGTCTGAAAAAGCACCTGTTTCAACCTTGATGTTCAATCCCTCTGCAATACTCTTGATTTCAGCAAGTAAACTCATATGCTCCTTACCTCCTCATCAAGCATGTTAATCATAACCGTCATACACTCCTTGCGTGACGCTGATTTTGCGGGTTTCATAAACGGTTTTGGTGGCTGACCGCTTTTGCCGTATTCAATTATGCTCGCAATTTTTGCATTACTCTCGCCATTTGTTCTCGGCTCTGAAAAGCCTATTTTGATATTCAAATTGCCGTTCTTGTCCGACAAAACTGGGGACACACCGAGCGAGCGTTCAAGCTCACCCGTTGAGCGTGACTGCGTTTTTGTGTCCTTGCTGATGACATTTCTGAGATTTGTCCTCACCTTTTTCAGAACAACCTCAGCACCGGCATTGAGTACCCTTCCGCACACATCATCGGTTTTGTCCCCAAGTCTTGAAATTTTGAGTAAAAACTCCTCCGGCATTTTCATTGTGCATCTAGCCACTTGCTTCAACCTCCTTTGCGAGAATTTCAAGATACATTCCTCTGCCTTTTACATTCTCAACAGAGGTGATTTCAAACCGCTTTCCGTCACAAAGGATGAGCATATCGGTTGTAACCTCAATGTGCGGAATACACCTTAGGCGAAACAGGTCAGTCGCAACGGAAAATGTCGCCATATTTGCCCACCGTTCACTGCCGTGTCTGCCCTCACGATATGCTCTCACTCTTGCAACCGTTTTCAGTCTTTCCTTCTTAAAGCCCTCATCATCGGTTTCAATCACCCTTTTCATAATTTCAACAGGTGTGTTCATCTTTCCAAAACTCATAGCTAAACCTTCCAGTTTCTGTCAAGCCTTAAAAGTAAATTGACCGTGTTCCACACCTGAGCCGATGCGTTTGTGCTGTCAGCAAAGAATCCGCCCGTTGAGCCATCTCTGCTTTCGTAGAAATGGCTCGCAAGCATTATAACTGCCTGCTCGGTAGTTGCAGGCATTGCGTGTGTGGAGTAGTAACCCTCATCAATGTGTTGATAGCTTTCGGCATAGGAAACCGATGCAGTGATGTACTGCTCAAGAAGTGCATCGTCCTCAGAATGTTCAAGTATGAGATTTTGCTTTACTTTTTCAAGCAGTTCATTCACCAATTTCATCACCTCAGGATTTTTTCATCTGTAAGAGTTTGATACCCTCTGTAAGAATTACCTTACCGTCAACTCTCTCAGTAGATACATAACCAATCTGGCCATTAGTCGCATACAATTCATTAAGTCGCTGTACCGTTCTTGAACCTCTGTCGCCAATCCAGTAATTTGAAAAATCGCCAAAGGCAATAGGGAGTGAATTTGTTGTTGCAACAGGTGCATACGGTGTTGTGTAAAGGTCATAGCCAAGAAGCTTATCCGGCTGACCAGCCTGTACTGACGGTTGCCAGAGATACGCACCGTTGTTATCCTTGAGTTTTCTGAGAATTGCAACGGTAGAGTCATTCATAAGAAACTTTGCATTTCTTCTGTACGGTGATTTAAGTGAATACACAAGGCTGATAACTTCATCAGCAGTAATTGCAGTTGCACCAGCAGCCGTAACACCAACTTCACCACCTTTGGCCGTAAAAATACCTGTTGGCTGATTTGTACCTGTGCCAACGCAGAATGCCTCCTCTTCAGTAATACCGAAGGCTCTTGCAAATTCTTTCATAAGGTAATCCTCAATATCAAAGGCTGAATCCTGTAAAAGCTCTGTACTTACCCTACAAAGGTCTGTAAGTTTAAATGCGTCAAGCTGCTTCTGTCCAAAGGTTGGATTACTTTCCGTGTACGCCGCATTCTCGGCCGTCCACTGAGCAACAGAATGACCCGTGGCAATCGGAATTTTGCGTTCATGCTGGGTTGTGATTACCTTCGCAAGAGAGCGTATAATATTCTCCTCCTCAAGTGCAGAAACAATACTTGTTTCAAATTCCGTGGGAACAAGAAAACCACCGTCAGCGTCTGTACCCTCAGAGAGTACATTGTGAACCTGTGCTCTGCCACGAAGATGATTCTGAAAATCCTCTCTGTATTCATCACTTGCCCTGCCTGTCCTTTCAGGCTTATTGTCAACCGGTGTGGTGACAATCGGCGTATTTACCGCTTTGTTAAGTTCCTTTTCATGCTCCTCTCTGCGTTCCATTCTGTGGATTTCATTTGTAAGGCTATCAAGTTCACCCTCCATATTCGAGTACGTCGCATCGTCCTCCGCCTTCAATACACCCATATCATTTCTGTGTGTATCAAGAAAGCCCTCCATCGTGTTCCAGAGTCTTGCTCTTTTTTCTCTTAATTCTGTAATAGTCATAGTTAAATTCTCCTTATTAAAGTAACTTTTTGTAAAGTTGCATCTTTAACTCATCAACTTTTCGTCCTGTCTTGCCAACAGAATGCTTATTCTTGATTTTGTTAATGAGTGCCCTCTCAACCGCATCTTCGGAAAAAGAATACCCTTCCGTTTCAGCGGTATTCTTATCGTCTTTGAGAATGTCGTCGGCAAAACCAAGTTCAACAGCCTTCTTTGCATTCATCCATGTGGTTTCATCCATCATATGCGAAAGCTGCGTATGTGAAAGCCCCGTGCGTAATTCATAAGCATTTATAATGCTCTCCTTGACCTCCTCAAGCATTTCAATAGCTTTTGACATATCTCTATGGTCACCAAAGGCGGTTGTTGCCGGATTGTGAATCATCATAAGGGCGGTAGGTGCCATACACACCCTCGTACCAGCCATTGCAATAACCGATGCCGCACTTGCAGCAATACCATCAATTTTAACCGTCATATCATATGGATAATCCATAAGCATTGAATAAATCTGACTTGCCGCAACGCAATCTCCACCCGGAGAATTAAGCCAAATTGTAACGGGACCACTTCCTGTAAAAAGCTCATTTTTAAACATCTGCGGTGTTACATCATCGTCAAACCAACTTTCTTCTGCAATAGTTCCGTTAAGTTCAAGAACTCTTTGTACAGTTTCATTTTCTTCTGTATGATTTTTCCAATTCCAGAACCTTTTCGCCATTTGTATTTTCCTCCTTTTCATTATTCTTTTCAGCAAAAGCCCCCGCATCGCTCAGCTTTGTCATACTGCCATTCACGAGATACAGATTTCCACCCTCCTCGTCAGAAATACGGTCGAGATTTTCAAGCTCTCGTATATCGTTTGCCGACATCCAGCCGTTTTGCCTTGCCGTTGCATAGCCACTCATTCTGCTTGCGTAGTCACCACGCAGAAGTCCGTCAACATTAAACTTCACAAAGTACGAACTTTTTTCGTTTCTTGAAAGCAAGGAGCGGGAAATCGACTGCTCCCAACGCACTATCCACGGCTCAAGTGTGTACTTCACAAATTCAAGTGACTGCTGTTCAATATTAGAAAAGCTCGATTTTTCAAGGTCACCCACCATATGCGGAGGCACTCTGAAAATTCGAGCTATCTCATCTATCTGAAATTTTCTGGTTTCGAGGAACTGCGCCTCGTTCGGCGAAATTGAAATCGGTGTGTATTTCAGTCCATCCTCAAGCACGGCAACTCTATGACTGTTGCCACTTCCTGCAAAGGCGGCATTCCACGAATCACGAACCTTTGACGGGTCTTTAAGCGTACCCGGATGTTCAAGTACACCGCTGGGTGACGCACCGTTTGCATAGAACTTACTACCATATTCCTCGGCGGCAATGGCAAGACCGATTGCGTTCTTTGCCATTGCAATAGGCGAGTATCCGACAAGTCCGTCAAATCCAAGTCCGGCAATATGCAAAACCTCATATGGTAAGAGCCTTACCGTTGCACCTTCCATTGTTCTTGCGTCATCGGAGCTTGTGTTGTACTGATAGTAAAGATTACCGTTTTTATCTCTGTCAACCGTCATTCTGTTCGGCATAAGAGGATAGAGGGCAACAACATCGCCCTTGCCATTTCTTATGATTTGTGCATAGGCATTGCCCCACAAAAGCAGATGAGTCATCAAGGTTTCTCTAAAAGCAAATGAAGTCATTTCGGGATTAGGCTCATCGTGCAAAAGAAAATACAACGGATGTTCAAGTGCCTTTTCCTTACTGCCATTTGAGTTGTATTTGTAAAGATGAAGCGGAAGTCCTGCAATCGCCTCTGACAAAATTCTTACGCAGGCATATACCGCAGTCATCTGCATTGCACTTCTTTCTGTTACACATTTGCCAGCACTGCTCTGACCATAGAAAAATCGGTAACCACTGCCAGATGTGCTGTTTTTCGGCTTATCCCGTGAGTGAAACAAACCGCTTAAAATACCCATAAAATCACCACTCTTTCGTAAAATGGGCAAAAGAAAAGCACCTACCTTTTTTGATAGATGCTTTCCTAAATCTGTTATTTAATTGTCATAATAAATTCAACTGTAAATACGTGACAACTACTTGTTAGATAGTATACTTCTATTTTCTCTCGTATAAAGAGAAATCTCATCATCAACAATGTTTGTGAATTTTTCCACTACATCTTTCAACACTGAAAAAACTTTATCAATAGATTTGTTATATAATTCCAATCCATTTTCATAATCTATTTCAAACTCTTTTTGACCATATTTTTTCTGAATATAATCCTCTACTTCTACTTGCAAATTGTACAATCTTTCAGTTTTATTATTTCTGGCGTTTTTGCCTTCTCTAGTATGCAATACTACCTGAATAGATTCGCAAGGAAATCTATCTGTAGGATACAACTCAAAATGAACAGGAGCACCCCACCCAGGTAGATCCTTAAATAACTGAAAATAAGAACCGGTTTTTGGAAATTTGATTTTCCATATTTCTTCATCAAAAGTTTCTGCTAATTTTTTCACTACACTCTCTACAAATTGTGTTTGTAAATTATTTTTGCAGGTTTCTAATTCTTTTAACTGATTTTTGTGTTCAAATAAAAAGGATACCATATCAAAATTCTTTTTCATATCAACATTCGAGTCCATAAAATATTCCTCCACATATGTAATAAAATCTTGTAGTAAAAAAGAAGAACGCAAGTTTTCAATAAAGTTAATCTGCAAATTTTTTAGTGCGTTGGTAAAATCTTCATATGTTACAGAAACAAATTCCGATACACTTATATCAGAATTATTTTTATTTAAGTTTATGCTCATATTATTTTGAGGTAACAAGAGAATCTTTCTTATTTCTTTTCCTTTAGACAATTTTTCTAAACTTTTTGAATAATCTTGTAATTGGTGATAACCCAAACCGCTCCATATCTTGTTCTCAATGCCGATAATCAATTCTTCTGTTTCAATATAGAAATCTATCCTTCTTTGATCATCAAAAGTTTTTTCTCTGGATATTTCAATTATTCCATTTTTATCAATACAGTCATCAAAACCAGCAACTTCAAGAAGTACATTTAATGGTTCTGCATTTCCAAAGGAAATTGGATCTATAAGATATGCTATCCAATCACTGATAAAATTCTCTTGACTTTCCTTTCTGAAAATATGTGCTATTGTGTTAGTTGGTGGACTAACATTACAATCATGAAATTGTTTATTTGCTTTATCTATTAACTGTCCAAAATTAATATTGTCCAAAAATAACACTTCCTTCTTTTGAAAACAGCTATCTGCTCATAATCATTTATATTATCCAAAGTATAACACAACAAAATATATAATTCAACTCAATTTATATAAACAACAATCCTCTGTCATCATAAACAGATGCACAGTTATTGTTCCTACAGCGAATTGCTCTGTCAAGTGCCATAATTGTAGCAATCGCACCGTCAATTTTCTCCGTGGATTTTTCTTTGTCTGCCTTTATGTTGCCGGCAGGGTCTGTTCTGACAAAGATATTGTCCATATTCCATCGAAGTACAGGGTGACCACCGTGTGCAATTCTCTGTTCAAGTGTCAGCTTCATAAGTTCCTTTGTCGGAGGTGACATATCCTTAAATCCCTGTCCGAATGGAACAACAGTAAAGCCCATACCCTCAAGATTCTGCACCATCTGAACCGCACCCCAACGGTCAAAAGCAATCTCACGAATATTGAATCTTTCACCAAGACTCTCGATAAATTTCTCAATGTAGCCGTAGTGAATAACATTGCCCTCGGTAGTCTGCAAGTATCCTTGCCGTTCCCACACATCATACGGCACACGGTCACGCTTAACACGCAAATCAAGTGTGTCCTCGGGTATCCAGAAATACGGAATAATAACATATTTATCCTCTTCATCAAGCGGAGGAAATACAAGCACAAATGCAGTAATATCCGTTGTACTTGAAAGGTCAAGACCACCGTAGCACACTCGTCCACGAAGGTCATCTTCATTGACTGCAAAGGCACACTTATCCCATTTATCCATAGGCATCCAACGGACTGCCTGCTTTACCCATTGATTGAGGCGTAGCTGTCGAAATGAATTCTCTTCACTCGGATTTTGCTTTGCCGATTCACAGGCGGCCCGCACCTTGTCAATACCAACCGTAATGCCGAGCGAGGGATTGGCTTTTTCCCACACCTTCGGGTCTGTCCAGTCATCGTTCTCATCAGCTCCGTAAATCACAGGATAAAAGGTCGGGTCAATCTTTCTGCCATCAAGAATATCCTTTGCCTTCTGATGTGTTTCATAACAAATCGAATGTGTGTCCGTACCGGCTGTCGTGATCAGAAAATAAAGCGGCTGCATTCGTGCGTCACCAGAACCTTTTGTCATAACATCAAACACAACACCGTGAATATTAAAGCCGTGCTTTGAATAAGCCTCGGCTGACAATACCTGATAGAATGAATTTGTAGGAATGTAGATAATTCGCTTCTGCGACGCAAGAATTTTTACACGCTTGCTTAGTGCGGGACACATACGCACCATATCGGCGGCAACCTCAAATACGATACTCGCCTGTTGACGATCGGCTGCACAGCCGTAAACCTCGGCCCGCTGTTCACCGTCACCGCAGGTCAACAAAAGGGCAACAGCGGCGGCAAGCTCCGACTTGCCCTGCTTTTTAGGAATTTCAATGTAGGCAGTGTTAAATTGTCGATAGCCGTTTGGCTTGAGTGTGCCGAACAGGTCACGGATAATCTGCTCCTGCCAGTCGATAAGCTCAAATTTCTTGCCGGCCCATGTACCTTTGGTGTGACATAGGCTTTCAATAAAAGCAACAGCGAAGTCGGCGTATTCTTTATCGTAATAGCTACCTTTCGCTTTGAATTTTGTAGGCTTATAATTCTTAAGTTTTCTCAAAATTTCACCTCCAAATGGGTATAAAAATAGCCTGCCTATATTGGCAAGCTAATAGAGTGTACTTTATAATCCTTACATAAGATATTGTTGTAGTTCGGGTATTCTTTCAATTCGAGATTTTAGAAAAAATCCAAATATTTTAATTTCTCCAATCTCATTAGGACCATCTAATATTCCTATGTATTTTTGATATATCGGTTCGAATTCTTTTGCCAATAGCAATAAGGTTTGCTTATTAGCTGTATGAACTAAAGTGGGGTTAGCAATATATTTATTTAGCAGATTTGATATTTCTATTCCAGTTTCAGATTTTATAAATTGTTTAATTGCATCTTTTGACTTTCCTTTGTATATGTAAGGGAAACTCTCAATCATTACAGTAGTCCTCCTTTTTTGGTGTTATCTGCCTTAGCAATTCATACAGCATCTTGTTTTTTTCTTTCTTGCTCCCGGATGGGGCATTTTAATGATCTGCCCCTCGTAATCATGGAGTGACTTAACAACTGTGTTATATGTACCGCAGCAGACAATCAGTTGAGGCTTTATTATTTCAACTTCTCGTCGCAGCAGTTCTCCTGCAATACGGGACTTTGCAAGTTGATGGTATTCGTTTCTGCTGCTTTTTTTCCCACGAACTTTGTTTATGTTTGTAAATGCTATCATACCAATAGCAGAAGCCTTCATATCAGCTATCTCATCAATAGAAGTGGATGGACCACAAATCAGTGTTGCCCATCTGCCTATGTTGTACCACATATTCGGATGCTGGCTGATATGATCTCCACCGGCAAGCCCATGCTGAGGAATGCCCTCCATCCAACTACGAAAAAGTATCCCTTTTTCATAGTCCTCATTATCCCAATTATTTGTTTCTTTGCCAACAAAGAGGACTCCTTTGTCAGTATCGTAGCGTTTTTCGTCGATTATACCGAACTCATTTATCCTGGAAGGAGGGACTTCTTTATCAAACGCAGCAGACCATTCCGTAAGAAACGGAACAGTAAAACTATAATACTCATTTCGTAGTATCTCATTTATCTCCGCGTTTAGGTCAGCTCGAATCATATCATCACCCCGTTATGCTTGAATAATTTGCTTTCTAGTTATTTAGTACTTTATAATTAGAGATAAAATTTCACCTTATGAAAAATCCAGTAAATCTGATTTCATAAGTCCGTTTTCTTACCCTTATAGAATAACGAAATAACAGTGCCTTTCATGGCTTCAGTATAAATAAATCTAAAGATTTTATTATCAAAATTCTTCTTGTCATACTCCATACCCTGTATCAAAAGAAATTCGACTTTTATCCTTACACAACTTATCCTATCAAATTCATTGTTAAAAATCAATTGATAGCAAAAAAATTTTTAATAATTTACATTACGGAATTATGAATAGTATCAAGAATTTTCTCCTGCTCCTTTTCATCAACACCAATGCTTTCGAGGGCCTCCCGTGTGCCACAGTCGGGGCAGATGATGGTTAGGTTGTCTGCCCTTGAAACTGCACCGTGTCCGGAATAAACCCCGCCACAACGGGGACAGGTGCGTAACTGAACAAGGTTATCGGTCATTTTCGTACAGCTCCTTTGACTTGTGATAGGCATCGAAAAGTATCTGCTTGTCAAAACAAAAGGTATCATAACCGTCAAGGCAGGTGTTGAGGTAGAAAAGGCTTGGTACACCGATTTGCCTTTCCTCGTGCATAATGTAGGCGAAGGCGGTAACCGTTCTGCGATTGCCTGTTCTGATACCCTTGTATTGCACCTTGATATCCTTCTTGTAGTAGAAGGTCGGATAGCCCTCATAGCGGTCAAGTGCTTTTTCATCGGTCTTATCGACCTCCCAAATTACCACAGGCACAATGGCGTTTTCTTTTTTCTCAATGGTAAGGTACGAACCCGACTTGCTCCCTTTGAAAAGCAACTCCCAGCCTTTCAGCTTTGCTGTACCGAGAATTTTTGCGTTCGGGCATCTCGTTTTCATCTGCCTTACATTCAGGTTACTTCCGTAGGCTATGTATAACCTTTTCATAAAATCAATCCTTTCCGAAGATATGTTCTTCTACCACCTTAAGACCGCCGAAGCGGTCGATGGGGCATTTAACCTAATTCCTTCAAGCAACTCTGCCGTTCCTAAAAGCCGTGTCGCCCGAAAGTCTGTTTGTGAACACATCTCTCGCTGTCTTGAACTCGTCACCGATAAAGCCAAGTCGCAAAAGCCAAGTTCTCATTGCGTATTTTGGATTTTCTGTTTGCTGAGGTTTTGCACTTGCCGACTTAACTTCCTTTGCCATTTGGCTGAGTGCCAAACAAAGCTGAATGTAGCTTTTAAGCTGTCCGGCGTGAAGTCCATTCTGCTTGCCGTTTGCGGGCTTGTCAAATTGGAAAAGTCTGAATTCAACCGTTCCCTTTGTAAAGGTTGCGTGGAGGTTGAGCATATGGTATCTACTTCCATTGTAATGGTGACTTCTGCCGTAGTTTTCATCGTGGCTCTTGTACCATACATCGGCAAGTTGTGACATCGTTTCAGGCTTAGTTCTGTTGACCTGTTCCAAAAAGCGTGGATCTACCGTTTTGCAGTATCTTCTTATTCTCACCTCATCAAGGTTTAAGGCGTCAATCAAAAGCTGTTCGTGGCTTGCCATAATGTTTGCAAGGTTTCTGAGTGTCTTTGCCGTGTGGCCTTTTGCACCGATGTGAATGTGTACTCCGCAACCTCTTGTTGAGTCGCTCTTTGCACCCGCTTTTCTTAATATCCTTACAAGCTCCTGCAAGGTTTCAATGTCTGAATAGTTTAAAATTGGTGTGACCATTTCGCATTTCTCACTGTCAATTCCTGCAATGCTGACATCTTTTTGGAATTTCCACTCTCTGCCTTGCTCGTCATATGCTGACCAAGTGCAGTAGCCGTTTCTGTCGGCTGTGTTTTCAAATCTGCCTGTGTCGAAGAACTCGGCTGCGATTTTTGCGGCTTTGTTCCTTGTGATGTTGTTCATCTCAACCTCAACGCCGATTGTCTGCTTTTTCATTTCCTCGATTTGTCTTAATGTCTTTGTATTCATAGTGTCCTCCGTTTTTGTAATTGTGTATTTCCTTTTGTTGTACACATATTCGCTCTTTTTGAAGGATATATCAATACGATTACTGCACAATCATTTTGCAAGATTATTGTGTATATCTATTCCCTTTCAACCTCTTTCACAAGCTCGGTATACGGGATTTTTCTACCGTTTCTTTCAACAAACACACCTTCTGCATTGTTTGTATTTTCAACATATCTTCTTAAAATTACTGAGGCGTATTTTTCGTCGAGTTCCATCATATAGCAAATTCTGTTCATCTGTTCACATGCCATCATAGTTGAACCGCTTCCTCCAAAAGTGTCGATCACAACACCGTTTTCCTGAGTTGAATTGCCAATAGGATAGCTGAGTAAATCAAGTGGCTTTGATGTTGGGTGATTTGCATTTCTTTTTGGCTTGTCAAAATTCCAGATTGTAGTTTGCTTTCTGTCCGAGTACCACTTATGCTTTCCGTTCTGCATAAAACCATAAAGTACAGGCTCGTGCTGCCACTGATAATCAGAGCGACCAAGAACAAGACTATCCTTCACCCAGATGCAACAACCGGCAAGATGAAAGCCTGCATCAATAAACGCCTTTCTGAAATTAAGTCCCTCTGTATCAGCATGGAACACATATGCTGAACCTCCATTCTCAAGATGTTCAGCCATACACTTAAATGACGCAAGCAGAAAATTGTAGAACTCCTCGTTTTTCATACTGTCATTCTGAATTGTCAGGCCTGATGAGCTCTTAAAAGATACACCATACGGCGGATCAGTCAGTATAAGATTTGCCTTTGTATTGCCCATAAGAGTTGATACATCTTCACTTGATGTTGCATCACCACACATTAGTCTATGCCTACCAACAGTCCAGACGTCACCTTTCTCAACAAACGAGGCCTTTTCAAGTGCTGCGGTTAGGTCAAAGTCATCATCTTTTGCACGGCTTTGGTTATCATCGCCGAATATATCCATTAGCTCAGCTTCGTCAAATCCGGTCAGGTTCAAATCAAAATCAGCACCTTGCAGTGATTCAATTTCTACCTTCAAAAGTTCCTCGTCCCAGTTGGCATCAAGGGCCATTCTGTTGTCGGCAAGTATGTATGCTTTCTTTTGTGCATCATTTAAGTAGTCAACAAAAACGCACGGTACTTCAGTAATATTCTCAGCCCTGGCAGCCATAATTCTGCCGTGTCCTGCAATGACATTATAATCTCTGTCAATTATTACGGGGTTGATAAAGCCAAATTCTCTGATTGATGCTCTCAGCTTGTTGATTTGCTCCTTTGAATGTGTCCTTGCGTTATTCACATACGGAATCAGCTTGTCTATGTCAACAAGGTTCATCTCCGATACTCTATTCATATTGCATTTTCCTTTCCTCCATCAAAACACAAAAGCCTTTCTTTGCTCCTGCTATGTCACCGTGAAGTGCCTGTCCTCTCAAGGTTAAAAGTTCCTGCCTTTTCAGCCTGTGTTTATATCTTTTAAGTGTTTTTAAAAATTGTGCCAATTCGTTCTGTTCGTTCATCATTTTATCTTCCTTCTGAGCAAAAGCTCCATAGTATCGTTCGGGTTATCCTCAAACGGAACCGTGCAGTTTTGCTTTACAATATCATAAATCTCATACCAGATAAGGTTTGCACTTTTCTGATACTGCTGACTCATCTGTACGAACGGCGACGAGATTACTCCGCCCGTGGTCGGGTGCTTTCCAAGCAAGCCGTAGGTGCTCGTTGCCTCCTCACACTGAATGTATCTTGCAAATGCCTGAGCATACGCTTCAATCAATCTCGGATTGACAAGCCGTTCACAACCACGCTCTTTAAGCCACAACCAAGTTTCCTTGTATACCTCATCTGCTCCGAGAGGCACTCCGTTCTTCTGTTTTGCCGAAAGATAGTCTGCCGGTTTTGGCATATCCGCACCTTCAACAACCGCACCTTCGGGCAGGTCAACGGCCTCCAGTTCCGCACTCGTAAGCACGGGTATATCGTTTTCCATTAGCCGAACAGCCTGACCTTTTTGCAATTTTTCCGCAATGGGCATTGGCTTGTCACCGGCTCGAACTCGTCTGCCACCTCTGTTTGTACCGTCCTTTGCCATATAAAATCACCTTCTTTCACAATTTTTAATACCCCGTTTGAACTGCCGTTTTTGTGCGTGACACCCTCCGCCGCTGTCCGCCATACGCCTCGCAGAGATTTTGATACCCCCTCCATTTGCTGAAAATTTTACACATTTTGTTGACAAAAATACACTTCATGCATATAATATAAGTAACAGGACTCCCCACACCTCTCAACGATGTGTCCCAGGGGAGACATTTTTTTATTAGGAAGTTTTTTATGAGTGAAGTTAAAAAGCCTGCAACTTATGCTGAACAGATTACTCAACTAAAAAAACACGGTTGTGTAATTGCTGATGAAAATTTTTGTATGAATGTTTTGGAGGAAGTTGGATATTACCGCTTATCTGCTTATTTTTTACCGTTTAAAAATGATGATGGGAATTATAAAATCGGTACAACCTTTGAAAGAGTGTATAATATTTATGAATTTGACAGAAAGCTTCGTAATCTAATTTTCTCCGCTCTTGAAACTATTGAGGTAAGCCTTAAATCGAGACTATCATACTTTCACTCATTCAAGTACGGTTCCCTTGGATATTTAGATGAAAACTCATTTAATCAAAAACATGATGCTAAAAAATTCAAAGAAACCATTGATCGTGAGATTGAAAACAATAAGAAAGTATTGTTCGTTAAGCATCACATTGAAAACTATGACAATAAATTTCCTCTTTGGGTTATCAGTGAACTTTTTACATTTGGAACATTGTCATATTTTTACAATGACTTAACTACTGCTGATAAAAAGGCGTTTGCAGGTGTTCATTACAAAGATATGGTAAGTTGGCTTAGATGCTGTACCGATTTGCGTAACATTTGTGCACATTATGGCAGATTATATTACAGAATATTTTCTGCAATGCCTTCGGGATTCAATATAAAGGATTCTGCTAAAAGGAGATTGTGGGGAACAATGCTTTCTTTGCGAGAATTGTATCCTTCAACAGAAAAATGGAATAACGAATTTTTACCTGCTATTGAGGCATTGTTTGAAAAATATACAGAGGATATAAATCTTTATCATCTGGCATTTCCAAAAGATTGGGCAGTTCAATTGGTAAAATAAATTCAGAGTCACTCTTATAGGGTGGCTCTTTTTATCTGTCTCCAAGGTCGTGGTGGATTTTGTTGTGGCAGGACTGGCAAAGGCTCATCAGATTATCCGTACTATGTGTACCGCCTTTTGAAAGAGGAATGATGTGGTGAACCTCCTCGGTAGGTGTTGTTCTGTCCTCTTTAAGGCACTGCTCACACAATGGGTGTGCCTGTACATATCGGTCACGAATCCTTTTCCACGCTCTGCCATACTTCTTGTTTACATCAACTGATCGTGTAAAGCGGTTATACTGCCTTGCAATCAGCTTTTGATGTTTCTCACAATACCGACCGTCTGTAAGCCTTGGGCAGTTCGGATATGCACAACCTTGCTTTGGTTTATGTGGCATAAGTTCCTCCTTTCGGGCATAATAAAAGCCCTGCAAATTTCTCTGCAAGGCTTTTTAGTTTCTTTGTCTATTTTAATAATATCATATTATGTGGCTCTCATTCTATCACATTTACTCTCATCATCTACGGAACAGTAATTTCTTTGAGAGCCTTGCTGTGCATTCTATGTATGTGCTGTATCGAGTAGTTCATATCAACTGCAATCTGCTCCCAACTGATAAAACAAAGATAACGCTTTTCAAGAATCGTCTGATATTCCACATCAGGCACCGCCTTTATAACCTTCATTATCTCACGCTTCAAGTCAACAAGCCTGTCAATATCTCTGTTGATTTCCTCTTGCAGGTCAATAATCTTGCACACGGCATCTGCCATTGTAGAATTGCCCTTGTTCGGATTGTGTGGCATATCCGACAAGGTCGATGTGCATTTCGTAGCAAGCTCATTCAAAGATGTGACCTGCTGTATTTTTGAATTGATTCGTTCATCAAGAAATCTTGCCTGACTTAAATATTCCTTAGCCGTCATTTTATACCTCCAAATTTGCCCTTACGGCATCTATCAAATCTGCCTGCGTCTTGTTCTTTTTCTGCAAGGCTTTCAAAATTTGTTCATCAATCGTGCCTTTTGTGATTATGTGCTGAATAACAACAGTGTTTTTCTGTCCCTGTCGATACAGTCTTGCGTTGGTCTGCTGATATAATTCAAGTGACCAAGTAAGTTCAAACCATACAAGAGTTGAACCCCCGTTTTGAAGATTAAGTCCGTGTCCGGCACTTGCAGGGTGAATGAGTGCAACGGGAATTTTGCCATCGTTCCAATCGGAAATATCCTCACTTGTTTTGATTTCACGAACAGAAAACCTGCTCTTTATCCGTTCTAAATCGTGTCTGTACCAATACGCAATAAGCAGAGGTTTGCCGTTCATACTCTCAATTATATCCTCAAGTGCTTCAAGCTTTCGGTCATGAATTTCAACTATATTCTGCTCGTCATCGTAAATTGCACCGTTTGAAAGCTGGCATAGCTTGTTTGAAAGGGAGGCGGCATTAGATGCGGTAATTTCTCCGTCAGTGATTTCAAGGACCAAGCTTTTCTTCATTTCATCGTACTGATTCTTTTCGCTGTTGGAGAGTTCAACAACATAGTTGCTTGTTAAAAGCTCAGGCATTTTCAGATATTCATTTGCTTTCATAGAAACCGTGATGTCAGATATTTTTTCGTAGATGGCATTCTCGGCATTTGGCAGAGGCTTATACGAATACACAATCGGACCATTCATCTTGTCGGGCTTGAAATATGTGTTCCTGTACTGCCCGATAAAATAACCGAGCCGTTTACCCATATCAAGAATTTTAAATTCAGCGAACAAATCCATAAGTCCGTTTGATGAGGGAGTACCTGTCAGGCCGACAATTCTCTTTACAAGCGGTCGCACCTTCATAAAACTTTTGAAACGCTTTGACTGATGATTTTTAAACGAACTGAGCTCGTCAATAACAACCATATCAAAGTCAAATTTATATCCGCTTTTATTCACAAGCCAGTCAACATTTTCTCGGTTGATTATGTAGATGTCAGCTTTTTCATTGAGTGCTGAAAGTCGTTCATTTTCATTGCCTACTATAAGTGAATAAGTGAGAGTGCTTAAATGCTCCCACTTTTTTATCTCATCAGTCCATGTGTTTTTTGCAACCCTGAGCGGTGCGATTACAAGCACCTTGCACACCTCAAAGATGTCAAAAAGGAGATTGCGAATTGCAGTCAATGTAATTGAGGTCTTGCCAAGTCCCATATCAATCAGCAGTGCTGAAATCGGATGAGTTTCAATATATCTGATTGCATATTCCTGATAGCTATGTGGCTTGTATTACATCAATCATTCCTCCAATCTGCTCTACATCGTCAATCACATAAACCTTGAATCCCAATCGTTTCAGCATCTTATGCCGTGCAAGCTGGAGTGCTCTCGGCTTTTTGCCGTTGGATTTTAGCTCGACAAAAGCAATTCTTTCATCAGGCAATAGGACCAAACGGTCGGGCATTCCGTTGTAGTTTGGCGATGTGAATTTAAGGCAAAGCCCGCCTGCGTTTTCAACTGACTTTTTCAGCCTGCTTTCTATCTGTTTTTCTAACATTTCATACTCCGTTTCTATGATGTGCAGGGTGCATCAAGGGCGTTTACAGAACTTTTTATATATCGTATTTTTTAAGCCTTAGAAAAGTTTATACATACACCTTGATACACCTTGTCATTAGTCTGATTTACTCCAAAAAATTCTCGTCAATATCGTCATCTTTACAGATACGCAAGCCCTTAAAATAGCGCTTTCTGTTTTGCATAACACGCTCAAAGCCTGCATTTTCCAAGGCAAAATAAAAGTCAGCCGTATTGCGTACATACTCGTTTGTGTCGATACAGTAATTGCGATAGGTCTGATAGAGTGCCGACGAGCTTTCTTTGAAGCCTTTTCCCACCTCGCACTTATCCTCGATAAAGTGTGCAAACCAATCGTTCTGACTGCGATATTCGCTTATCGCCTCCTGCACACATTTTGGAACAGGAATCTGATAGCCGAGTTCAATCACCTTTCTTGCGCCCTCGATTATCCACAAAAGGATTGCCTCTCCGGCATTGTCATACAAATATTCACTGTAATTCTTAATGTCGCTTTCACCTGTAATTTTGGCGTTAAACGGAATAACAATAAGTCGTCGCCAAATGCCGTCATCGGTAGCAGATACCCTAGGCAGGTGGTTGGTGTAAAGCACAAGCGTATGACATGGGGTAAACGAGAACGGGTTCTTGTATTTCTTTTCCGCAAAGATGTCATCGGTTGAACAAAGCTGTTTAACGGTTGAATCATTCAGCCTTGCACCCTCCTGCATTTCCGCTGCAATAAGCAAGCGTTTGCCCTTTATTTCTGCCATTTCGGGTTTGATATTTCTGCGACATCCTACGGTAAGCGTATCGGCTGAAATATTTCCCGAATAAAGTCCCAGCACTCTTGAAATAGAATTCCAAAAGGTTGATTTACCGTTGCGACCGTCACCGTAGGCAATGATAAGTGCTTCAACATACACCTTGCCAATTACAGCAAGTCCGCAAATCATCTGAACATAATCAATAAGTTCTTGATTGTTTTGAAAGATAAGCTTCAAGCTGTCGAGCCAAAGCTGCATACCCTTTTTGCTTGGCGAAACCGATGTGATTTTAGTAATGAAATCCTCGGGTGAATGTTCTCTTGCTCCAACCAAACCCTTACGCAAATCATATGTAGCCTTTGGTGTGCAAAGGGCAAAGCAGTCTGCGTCCAAATCTTTCGGAGAAATTTCAAGCATAGGGCGTGATTCCTTTAAGGTTGATGTGATATTTTTTGAGTCTCTGCGTTTGATTGCAAATGCATGATACGCCTTTGCCGACTGGTATTCCTCGTACACCTTCAACTGTTCATCGTTCATAAGCTGTTCAGCCTTTGACCTTGATGTGCTGTCGAGAATATTCTGAGCCCCGCAGTTTTTAATTTTGTCGAGTGCTTCCGTCAAGTCATTATTAGCCTCCTTGAGCTGTCGCCTTGTGAGCTCGTGGGCTACCGCCTGCGCACCCGGTTCACTCTCCTGCCAATAGTGGTTCGAGTAACGGATAAAATGTGTGGCAGGTGAATAGCGAAGCTCGCTTAAAAAATGCTTTGCAAGCACCTCTGCTTGTCCCACATCAGAAAAGTCCTTTGGTTTATAGCTTTCCGTATCGTTGTAAAGCTTTGGCGGAATGTAGCCGTCCTGCTGACTAATGCGACTATAAAAACGCTGCGCACTATGCCAGATAGTAGCAAGTTCAGATGATTCCAACGGTGGTACGCATTTCGTTGCTTCTTCAATAAATGTCTGATACGCTTTGTCGCCGTCACCGTATTTCTTGATTATTCTACCTGCAAATCTCGACATAGTTGCATTACGGCTTCCCTCGGGAATAGCCGTATTGCTATGCTGTTCGCAGCTCATATTCTCGTCGAAAACATCCTCGTTCAGAAACTCACTAAGATTCATACTGCCCGGATAAATTTTCACCTTTGCATTGCTTGTGCCAAAGAAAAATCTGGCGGAATCAAGTGCGTTGTCATCAAAATACGGGAACATTGAATTGACCAGCTTTTTCATATCCTTGTAAAGTGTAGGATTCGTCAAATAATCAATGGAAAAAAGAATATGGAATTTCGGCCTTGCAGGTTTGCCGTTCTTGACCTTGTTGTGTGGACGGCTGTAATGTACTGCAAAGGTCACATTTGGAAACGCCTGCATAACATCCTCAGGTGTAACCCAATCCTCTGGGTTTTCGGAATGGTCGTTGTCGCAGTCAACAGGCAAGCAGTCACTGCCGATAAAGTTGTCGCCACTGCGATAGCTGTTCTTGTATTCAGCACACACATAATCGTGACTAATTGCGGATTTCAGGCTATCCTCATCGAAAATAACCTGCTTGTGCGGATAGGAGCAGTTGCCCGGATTACCAATAACATCAGCACTGTAAAGAGTAAACATCGGCAGCACTCCCTCTCCCGCTCTTTCTGTTTTTAATATTTAACATTGTTTTAGCCTCCTATAATTTAATATTTTCGGGAGAATCCCCCCTATTATCCACTGGAGATTAACCTCTCACTTGAGCGGATATTCTTAATCTTTTTTGTAAAAATTGGTTTCGTAACCGTCTGCCCGCAACAAAAGTCCCTTTGCCCACGGCGGAGCTTCTGACATAATTTTGCAGACCTCGCTAAGTGTAGTCCCCTGTTTTGCCTCAATCACCACTTCATCGTGAATGTGCATAACGATAGAGTAGTCTCGCAAATTTTTCATTGCGTAACAGAGAATATCTCTTGCAGTTGCCTGCACAATGTTTTCCACAAGCTTTGGTCCGTAGGTATCGAGGCGTTCCCATTTTTTCGTACTGCCAACACCCTCATAAGTAATGCAGAAACCGCCGAACTTGTTAGTACCGACCTTCGGCTTCACATAGGCAAGCTTTCTGCCGGAGGGAAGTGTAATAAATAACATTCCGCTTCGGCAGGAAAAGGTCAGACCGTACGCGGTTGTTGTATGTTTATATTTCACGGTCTCCATAGCTGCTCGGTCCACAGTCCACCAGAGGTTGACAATATGCGGATTCGACTGTCGCCAAGCATCAACAAGCTGTAAAAGCTCGTCCTCGCTAAGTCCCATATCAAGAGCACCCATAGCTTTCAAGGCTCCAACCGAACCGCCATAACCAAGTGCAAGTTCTGCAATTTTACCCTTTTGACGCAGGTGACCGTTAACACCGTGCTTTTCAACCGGAACCTTGAACATCTGAGAAGCGGAAGCACAATAGATGTCGCCACCTTTGGCAAACACTTCCTGTCGCCATTTTTCACCCGCAAGCCACGCAATTACTCGTGCCTCAATGGCAGAAAAGTCTGCCACATAGAAGTGTGTGTGTTCCTTTGGAATAAATGCCGTGCGTATAAGCTGAGATAAGGTATCCGGCACATCTTCATACAGCATTTGTACGGCGTCGTAATCGCCGGCTTTTACAAGCTCCCTCGCATGCGAAAGTTCGGCAATGTGATTTTGCGGAAGGTTCTGCATCTGAATGAGTCTGCCTGCCCACCTGCCGGTACGATTTGCTCCGTAGAATTGAAACATACCTCTTGCACGATTGTCTGCACACACGGCATTTTTCATAGCCTGATATTTACGAACCGAAGATTTTGCAATCTGTAGGCGAATGGTGAGTACATCAGCAAGGTTTTCAGGTGCAGATTTGAGTAATTTGGAAACCGTCTTTTTATCAAGGCTGTCTGTTTTTATGCCGTTGTCAGACAACCACTGCTTCATCTGAATAACCGAGTTTGGATTTTCAAGGCCTGTAATGCTTTTGAGGTTGGCAGTCAGTTCTTCACGGGAGCGGTTATCCATTTCAATGGCCTGCCTAACAAGCACCATATCAAGCCCCACGCCACGGTCGTTTATTTCTTGGTCGATATGATATTCCGTCCACACTTCATCGGGTACGGGAAATTTACGCAGCTTATGCTGTATGCCCATCTCGGTTTCAACATCTCGGATATTGTACTTCTTAAACATTACCCATTTGTCCGGAGCGTGAATTGGAAGATTTCTTGTGCGACCGCTGTTTGTTTTTGTTGCGATACAGGGCTGGCAGAAATATTTGATAAGTTCCTTACCTTCTGTAAGCTTTTGCTTTTCAAGCCCCAGTACCGTTCCAACGCCCTCCAAGGATAACGGAAGTCCCATTGTTGCCGCCCATACCATTGAACATCGCCAGCCTTTTGGATTCAGGTATTCGCCTGTCGGAAACCCTAAAAATCGTGAGAGGCATATGCGTTCAAATGCGGCATTAAACGCCCATTTTATAACTGAATCATCTGTAAGAGCCGACAGAATTTCATCGGGAATTTTCTCACCGTTTGCAAGGTCAACTACCTTTACAGACTCGGAATCTACGCTGTATGCAAACAAGAGAAGTTCAAAATTTTCCGATTCGCAGTAGCGATACACTCCCGTCTTTGCAAGGTTTTGGTCGCTGTAAGTTTCAATGTCGATTGATATATTTTTCATAGCTTGTCCTTCCATAGTTTTTTCTAAAGCAGAACAGGTGACAAATACTCTCTGCCACCTGTCCTTATTTTATTTTCCGTCTGAATTTTTCTTGTGCTTATTTGCCCTATGCCTACACACAAAGCTCTTTATCATAATAACCACGTTGCCGATAAAGATTCCTGTGTAAGCACTAATGCAGATTACAAGCAATAATCTTTCAAGCTCACTCATATGCGTTCTCCTTTAGTTAAGAAAATCATCATCTTCATCAGATGCAAAATCAGATTCAGCAGATGCCTTGCCTCCAAGCGGTTCACCGTCACGAAGCTTCTGAAGATTATTAAGTCCACAAGCAATGCCCTTGTTGCCAGAGCTATTGAAAGCATAAAAACTGATACTTGCACGGCCGTACACACCGGAATAAACCTCAGAACGTGTAAGAATCGGGTTGCAATCCGCATCAACAATTCCAGGAGCGGAGGTAGCGTTGGCATTTACAAAATAGGAATTAGCATATGCCGCGTCATCAGGTCTTTCCATATCTCCGTCACGCAGTGGTGTTTTGATAGCAGAGAGCGCCGGCACACTTCTGCCGTTGCCCTTGAGCTTTGCCTCACCTTCCTTGTAAGCAGCCTCGATTGCAGCTTCAATCTTTGCAATAGTCTTTGTATCAGACTTTGGAATAATGAGAGATACACTGTACTTTGGTGTACCACCGTTAATTGATTTTGGCTCCCATACATTAGCGTAAGACCAACGAGTGTTAGGGCCAGTGATTACCTTCATAGGATTAGTTAATTTCATAATCTTGTTCATTTAATTTTCCTCCATAAAATCAGATTTTGCGTTGTTCATAGCCGGACGTTTATCGCTCTCCGGCACAAGAGTAGGTTTGCCTTGTGGCTTTTCAATGTAGCCTGCAAGAAGTTCATCAAAGCGAGTTTTGCCAAGAAGCTTCTGCATTGCAGTTATACCGAGAAGTTTCTTTTCGTAAGGGATAAATCCTGCGTTCGTAACTGCCTGAATCACGGCTTCTTCATTTGAATATTTGCGGTTTGCACGACCTTCAACTAACTTCCAGCCGTTCCATTTTTTACCGCTGATTGCCTGCTGCAGAGCGTATTCCTTAATATCAGATACCCACGCTACGAGCTCATCAACACGAGATAAGATAGCCTCGATTTCTGTATCTTTCAAAAGTGGCGGAAGCTTAAAATCGTACTTAGCAAGCATAAGGTTTGCTTCTGCTCTGGCACGGCATTCATATTTTGCTTTGCAGAATCCACACCATTCTCCGCAAATGAAATTTCCTTCACCGGCAAAGGCAAGGTCTGCGGTAGGCTTCAACACTTCATCAGCCCATTTATACAGCTTGTTCTTAGCAATTTCAAAGGTAGAAATATTCTCTCGCCTTGGCTGGTAAATTGTCATACTGACATTGTCAATATCGTAAATATCATCAAAGAGTTCCAATGCACCGAGTGCATAGCACTTCATCTGCGGATTATCATCGGCCGATACCAGAACACCGATGCCGTGCTTGTAATCACATATTCTCAATGTTCCGTCGGCAATGATAATGCAGTCGGCGGTGCCAAATCCCTGTTCAACCCAGCGGGAAAAATCTACTCTCTGTTCAATCAATACTTTCGGGTCAGAACAGATTTCTTTGGCGGCCTCTACCATTTCAAGAATGTAGGCCACATAGCCATTGGCACAATTCTCCATTTCCTCGCTGTACCATGCTAAACGCTTGGTCGGATTCATAGCCTCCAAGCCCAGTGCCTTCTTCAATTTGTACTCACAAAGCTCGTGAGCGTCAGTTCCTTGTGCAGCATAGTCACTGCCCTTATCATCGTAACTTTCACAAAGCCTTGCAGAAGGCGGACATTTCAACCACCGATATGCTGCTGATGCGGATAATAGTGCATGTCCGTTAGGTGGCATTGCCAAGTACCTCCGCATCCTTTAATAAGGCTTCATAATATTTAGAGTCAACTTCCGATAACCTTTTTGCTCCGTATTTCTCAAGCAATGTACGAACATCTGCAGTAAATCCTACACGGGACTTTTCTGCTAAAACTGCTCGCACATTTTCAAGCTTCAGCTCCGGTTTCTTTTCTGCACTATTAGATGCCTTGACAATAGAGTCACTAAACTGCTCTGCCAACCAATCAGCCGCCTCGTTAATTGCAGCTGCTGCATTGCGAAGCTCTTTGATAGTCATCGCCATATCGCTCATTTTGCTCATTGCAATAATCTCCTTTTTCTAACATTCTTTGCTGTTCAATAATCGCCATGTTTCTCGCCATTCTTGCGGATACATCAGAAATTGCTGTAAGTACCGAAATCAGTTCTCGGTCGTTACCACCCGAATCAAAGTAGTGTTTTCTCACCGTTGTCACCTCCAGTCTGAATTAGTTGTAAGGTCTGTTGTTTGTGCCTTACACTTACCACTGGAGATGAGTGGTGGATTTGAGCGGAATATTTTTGAAAAATTTAAAAATATTTTTACATTTCAAAATGGCGAGATATTTCTGAATTATCAATCAATCAGCTTATGAAGCTCTTTTCTGATTCTTTTCATCTGATCAGCAAAGGTTCTCTGCTTGCGACCTAAGCGTTCTGCAATCTTGCGGTCAGAGAGTTCCTCTTTAAACATCTCGATGATAAGGTCCGCATCAGGATCAAGTTCACGAAACCTTTCAATCAGTTCTTTAAGAAGTATTGCATCTGAAATAACATCTTCCATAGTGGGCGCCATATCTGAAATATTGTCATACATATTTGCATTACCGTCCTCCGTAGGAGCATCTAATGAAAGCCTGTCCCCTGCTGCACTGTACTCGCACAAATCACAATTCGCGTCGCATTTCCATATGTATTTCTTAGGACACATGCAGCGATGATGGTACTGCTCACGCTTCTGAGTGGCCCAGATTTCTGGATACAATGCTCTGTACTGAGCCTCAGTGATTTCAATAAGCGATACCTCATAAGGCTTGTCCGCATCGCGCAGTGGATAATAATACCTCTTACCTTTGTTGTCGTTGTTTGCCATGTTTTTTACCTCCGTTGTCGATTTTGTGAAACGGAGGAATCTAACTCAGCTGTAAAATGGCATAACAAATAAACCGCAGCCCATATGGATTACTCCATTTCGGATTGCAGCCTACCTGCTCAAAAGGCAGCTGATATATTAACTTGTCCACTGTACATAGTTGAGCCATTCGTGATCAGCGAACTCTATTTACCGTGGAAAGCCTTTTATTGTCGTGCTCAGGACAAAAGATTGAAAATAAAAAAACGGCAGGGATAATCATTTATCACTAAGATAAAAAATTATCGCACTGCCGTCTTGCGTTCTCGCGATTGTCGTTATTCTATTTTATGCTTCCTTATTAAGTAAAATATTCTCAATATGAAGTGTATTGTTTTTTGTTGCCGTAATTCGTGTTATGCAGTCTTTTTGCATAATCTCAATTACTTTATGGTCGTTGCTTATGTCGCATACTCTTTTTCCGTTAAGATTACGGACTTCTACCATACACATATCTCCTTTCTTACGATATTAACTAGTTAGCTAAATAGCTAACAGTATAAGTAAAATAATCAGCGGGCAGTAACACCCGCTGTATTTGTCTAATTAAGCGTGTAACAATTCCGGAAAATCAAATATTGCTCTGTTACATAAAAGGTCACTTCGACCATCAGTTGAAAAGTTATACAGTTCCTTAATTCTGTATGTTGCAGCTTCATATGAAACATCTAAACCATTTGATATTTCATAAACAAGCTTTGCTCGTGTAAAAGGGTCGTCCAATTTATTCATATACGATTCCGACATTTCGTCAAGTACACATTTAGGCATTAAAATTGCTGCAGAAAGATGATTAGCCTGCCATTCCATCCATTCCGTATCGCCCCAATAATTCGTATCAGATTTGCTGTTCATTCCTGCGTCTATTCTGCATTTTATCATTGGAAGATTATCATCGCACAAAGACAACTGATCCGCTTTATAATAAAAATAGTATGGATGCAAGATTGTGTGTCCACATTCATGTCCCATAGTAAACCTGTAACGATGATTTTGATTATCTTCAAGAAGGCGCCTATCAATTATAATGGTACCTGCTTTTTCACTGATGTATTCAGCCGTATGCGTTGCTGGGTTATATATCGGTATTTTATTTGTATCATTAAATACCGTCATTCCGAGGTATATGCCGTTGTGAGACAGATATTGATAATCTATCTTGTTGCTAAGGTAAAATTCGGCAAAAGCATCAACATCAACCGGAATATGTTTTTCAAGAACTTCAGGCTGACACTGAGAAATACAATATTCCCCAATTTCATTGATTTCAGCTTTGCTTAAAATAGGTACTCCATTACGTTTTACTCTAAATGAGGGAGCTTGCAT